CGGCCGCGTATGGGGCGATCTCACCCGCGTCTGGTGCAACACCTGGAAGGCCTCGTGCAAGCGCGCCGGCGTGCCCTGGCTGCGGTTCCATGACCTGCGCCACACCTGGGCCAGCTGGCACGCGATGGCCGGGACCCCTCTGTCGGTGCTGCAGGAGCTGGGCGGCTGGCATTCGCCGCAGATGGTGCAGCGCTACGCGCATCTTTCGCCGGAGCACCTGGCCGCGGCGGCCGAGCGGGTCACGCTGTGAGGGGGATGGGGTGGCTGATGGGGCTCGAACCCACGACCACTGGAATCACAATCCAGGGCTCTACCAACTGAGCTACAGCCACCTCTGACTGCTTGGAATGGCACAAAAACGGCACATTCCTGAATTTTTAACCCTGCGGCGCCTTATAAATCAACAGCTTAGCGAGACAAAGTACCAGTATCACAATCGGAATTGACAATCCTAACCTATTGATTGAGCGTTTCTCAGCGTTGAGTGACGCATGCTGTGTCACGTTTGTGCGGCACAAAACCGGCACAAAAAAAATGCCCCGGCTGAGCGGGGCAAAACCTCGTTGTGGCAACTGCGAGGTGTTCTATCTTGTCGCCAGGACGTACAGGCCGACGTTGCTGAAGGCGTAGCCCGCGTACACCACGCACATGGGCAGGTTTCCCTTTAGGCCCTGCTCTAGGGCGATCCAGGCGTAGATGGCGCCGGTGAGCGCGATCAGCCAGCCGCTCATTGGCGCGAGGACCTGGCGGCCATCTTGCGCCGGATTTCTTCAGCCTCCTCCTCGGCCACCGGCTCGGCAAGCTGGAACAGGGTGCCGTCCTCGACCATCTTGTGAAGCTGCGCAATCATTTCCTGCAGCTCCTCCTGGGTGCCGTCGAAGTCGTCAAAGCATCCGGGCGCAAATTCGATCTGGGGCTTGTTCTCGCTCATGGTCAATCGGCAAACAGCCGCCCTCTGAAGTAAGCCCGCCCATCGTCGCGCACGGCGCAGAACTCAGGGTGCAGCAGCACCCCCTCCTTCCACGTCAGCACCGCGAACCCTGACTGCCAGTTGAAACCGGGTTTGCCCAGGCGGTAGTCAAACTCCTGCTGGTCGTCGTCGGCCAGCATCCCCGTCTTGATGCCGTAGTGCGTGCCCTTGAACCCCTTGTGTGCTTTGCAGCCTAGCTCATGGGTGTGGCCGGTCACTGTGTGACAGCCACCCTTTAACACGTCGTTCCAGCCGCTGTGGATGCCCGCGTGCCAGTCGTGGATGATGACCATGTCGTCGTTGACGTCGATGCGGTCGGAGTCCATCCACTGCGGCAGGTGGTCGCGCAGGGTGAAACCGGCGATGCCCTCGTACTGCGGCACCATCGACGACAGCCGCGACTCAAACCGCGCGCAGTGGTTGCCGTAGGTGCGGAACAGGTGCGTGCCTGGCACGATCGCCCGCTCGATGTCGCCGGTGCGCTCTAGGACAGCCTCCAGCTCCTGCTTGACCGTTGGGGCCTGTTTCCAGCGGATCCTGGGGTGCCGGCTGATGCTGCCGCCGTCCAGAATGTCGCCGTTGAGCACCACTGCCTTCACCTCGCGGCCGAGCTCGGTGATCAGGTTGCACAGCGCTTTGTGCGCCACCGGGATCACGCCTGGCGAGTAGTGCGCGTCCGAGCCGACCAGCACCACCCCCTCGTGGATCTCCAGCCGGTTGACGTCCCGGCGCGAGGACATGATCGCCCGCAGGGCCGTGGGGTCGTGCTTCTGCGCCTTGGGGCTGTTGGCCACCAGGGCGATGCCGTGGCGCTGCTCGATTGATTCGCGCCGCAGGTAGATGGCGCGAACGCTTAGGCCAAGCTGCTCGCTCAGGCGTGCTGGCGAGCCGCCGGCCGCGTGCCAGGCTGCAATGAACTGCTCATCCCTTTTCTTGCTGGGGTAACCCATCGACCGCTCCAAACAGGACCACCTCGAGCACGTTGATCACCCCGTGTTCTGCAGCCTCAAGCTGGTCAGGGGTGGCGCCACGGTCCTGCGCAGTGGCGATCAACTCGTAGAGAAAGACATGCAGCACCTCATGGAGCGCCGTCTGGGAAAGCGACTGTTCGTTGATGGTCGTCGCACCGAAGTCGCCGAGTCGGTACGTGGCCAGCTTTGCCTGGTCGTTCATCAGGACCGAGGCCATGGCATCCACTGCGGGCTTTGTGCCGCGCTCCATGCGCCAGCGCTGCAGCCCCAGCACTGCTTGCCAGTGCTTGATGTATTGGTCGAACTGTTGGGCTTGTTCGCGGGTGGGGGCGTTTACTGCTTTTGACACACGCCCCTCACGTAAGCCTGCAGTCCTATGACCTGCGCCGCCAGTCGGTCAGCATCTTCTGCCACTCCAACAAGAGCTGATGCACACGCTCCGAGTAGCTGCCCTTCAATGGTTCTAGCATCAGCTCGGATGGGGGCGGCGGGAGCTTGGGCGGGGGCACCGCGGGCGGCGAGCTGGTCGCGCAGCCGGCCAAGCTCAGCGCGAGCACCAGCAGCGGCAGCCTCTGCCTTGCGTTTGTCTTGCACATATCTGTCCTCCAGCTTCTTGCGCTCGGCCACCAGCTCCTGCTCGCGCTCACGGGCGGCCTTCTCCGCGGCCAGCTCCTTGGCCTGGTACTCAGCCCGCACGGCCTTCTTGCCGTTGAGGTAGGCCTTCCAATGCGTGCCGGCCAGGACGACCGCCACGATGGCCACGATCACGAGCCGGATGTACATAGTCGGTACTCCTGCTGCCGCCTGATCGTCAGGCCCCGTAGTGGTTGCCCCTTGAATTTGTCCCAGCGCAGGATCTCCGCGCAGGCGCCGGCGTAGTCCTCGGCGTTGAGCTTCCTGACCAGGGTGCTGCCGCAGAACGCGGTCTGGCCGATGTTGTAGGACAGGCTGATGTAGGCGTCGTACTCATGCTGGTGCAGCGGCACCTTGACGCAGCGTTTGAGGGCGCCCTCGTACTTCTGAACGTCCTGCAGGGCCCTGGCCAGGGCCTTGGGGGGTGTGATCGTGTCACCGGGCTTGACGCCCTCGGTGGTCCCGAATCCGATCGTCGGGACGTCACCTGGGACCGGTGTGTAGGCCCGGTCGCTGTAGCCCTCGTGAAGCGCAATCCCGACAAGTGCTGTAGCACTTAGTGCTAGGCCGGCGAGCTTCACGCGGTCCATTTAATCCTCGTCGCGCATTCGCTTGTCGTGCTCGGCCTGGCGTCGCCTGTCCTCTTTGTGCTTGTAGTACCAGTTGACGCCGAGGCCGGCGATACCGATACCGAGGCCGGCCAGCATTCCGAATTCAGAGGAGAGGAACCAGGCCACCACGCTGGCACTCGCGCCGGTGTAGGTCGCTTTGCTGCCCGCGGCCGCCAACGTGGCGTCAAGTGTTGCGTGGTCGGCTGACACTGTTCTCTCCTTACTCTTGAACAGGCGCAGCATCATCTGTCGCCTCCTTGGGGATCTGCTGCTCGGCTTGTGCGCGGACCTTGGCGGCCAGGGGCCAGACGTTGGTGCTGGTGGGCAGCTGGCCCATGACATTCAGCAGCGCGTTGACTTCTTGCAGGTCGAGCTTCAGGGTGATTTCCATTTGGATCTCCAGTGGGTTGTCGTGGGATTCGCAGCGCGGTGCTGTATTCGCACCGCTGCAGCCGTGAATTATGCCGCCCAGGGCAGGCCGATCACCACCGGCGGGTTGGCCATCTGAGCCAGCTGCGCGTCCAGCGCAGCCTCCTTGGCGGCCAGGCCCTCAGCCCCCCAGCGCGCGGTCAGCCAGCCGGTGACGATCTCCTTCGTCAGCTGCTCGTAAGGCACGAACCCAGGCGCTGCCGGATCAGCCTCGAACGACTCGGTTCCGTACTGGCTGGCGGTGTGCTCGCCCTGCGTCTTGGCGGTCGACCAGTGCACCGTGATCACGGCGCCGTCGGCGGTGTTGCGCTCCAGGGTGTTGATGATGATGTCCATGCTCATGCTCCTTTGGCTTCAAGTTGCGCCACACGGGCGCGGAGGTCGTCGTTCTGTGCCTTAAGTTCTTGGATTGCTGCGGTCAGCAAAGGCACCAACTCGGTGTACTTGACTCCGAGATATTCGGTTTCATCTTCGCGGTTCTCTTGATTGCGTGTTTTGACGACAGCCTCAGGCAAAACTTCGTCAACAGACTGGGCCGACAAGCCCACACAACGCTTATTCGAGGCGTCAGACTTCCACGAAAAGATGAACGACTCAAGTCGCATCACCTTGTCTAAAGGGCTTGCGATTGGCTCAATAATGTTCTTTAGGCGGACGTCGGACGCTGAAGCCCACGACGTAGCGCCGGGCGAAAGAACGACTCCCCCTGTCGTGCCACCTGTAGCAAACAGCCCGCCCGTGCTCGCATGGACACGTCCGTATTGGCCGTTGCTTGTGGCGGAGTAAAAGCCAACGCCGCCACCCCAGTTGCCATCATCGGTGCCCCCATCAACAAGGATACCGGACGAATAAGAACCGCGCACCTGAAGCCTGCCGTTTACATCGGAGGTTTTGCCGATGAGAAGCAGACCACCCGACGTAATCCGTGCGCGTTCGGTGGCGTAAGTAACAAACGCAAGCGGGTGATTTGAATCTGAACCAAGCGACCCCACGCCTGATGCTGAGTAATAGCTGAAGTCAACCGAGTTATCAGAACTGCGCAAGCGCACTCCACCAGTGCGATCAGTGGCCTTTCCTTTTATTTCAATGGTCGTGATGTTGGTGCCAAGACCGGCAATTGATGTGGCATTGACGCCCAAATTCCCACTCGCATCCAGCGTCATCGCCTGCGTGAAACTGATGGCGTTTCCTGCGGTGCCGGAGGCTGCGGTGTACCAAATGTGTTGCCCTGATGAGTTTTGGGCGTACAAAGTGGCTTGAGAACTTGTGATGTAACGAGAATTTGTCCCGTCGTTGTAGGCGTTGTTTCCAACAATCGTGTTGGCGCCGATCCCATACAGCGAAGATGCTGAGCCAACTTGCAAAGCCCTGTAACTGCTTCCCCAAGCACTCGGCGTCACCCCCAGACCGAGGTTGCCGGAGGTGTCTATGGTTGCACGCCTTGTGCTGTTGGTCATCAGCGCAAGTTCTGTATTTGAGGTCGTTCCAAAGAACGGAGTACCGCTACTGATGTAAGAACTTAGTTCAACCCCTGAACGAGCGAAGCGGAACATATTTCCGCCGGAAACATCACCGACATCAAGTGCGTAACTTCCAGAAGTAACACCAACAAGCAATCGACCAGAAGCCTCCAGTGTCATCGCCTGCGTGAAACTGATGGCGTTTCCTGCGGTGCCGGAGGGGGCGGTAAACCAGTTATGAGCGCCAGAAACCTGACCGTAGGCAGATGCAAAGTTTGAAATTAAATATCTGTTTGTCCCACCAGAATCTGTGAAGAAGTTTAGGCCGTGAAAAGTGGTGTTTGAGCCGTTTGAGTAAATTGATGCTGTTGCGCCAACTTGAAAAGCACGCAAACCAGATTGCCAAGCACTTGGCGTCACCCCCAGACCGAGGTTGCCGTTTTTGTCCAAGTTCATGCGCTCGCTGATGCCCGCGCCGCCATCAGGCGTCGTGCCAAACAGCAGATCGGTCGGCATGTCATTGGCGCCTGGCGTGGCGCTGATCCTGGCCCAGATCGCCGCGCCCTGCAGGAACTGCGTGCCGTCGTAGCCGCGGAACACGATGTTGCCCAGGATGTCGTTGCTCTGGACGGCCGAACTGCCGCGAATCTTCTCAAGGCCTAAGTACGACGCGTTGGCGTCGTTGGCGGTGTTGCGCTGGATGAGCTGCGGATAGAACCCGCTGTTGGACACTAGCGCGATACCAGCCGACGTCACGTTGTCAGGCGTCGTGGTGCCGATGCCCAGCACGCCGGTGGACGACACCACAAACGGCGTGGCGTCAGCCGCCACATCCTCGATGTACAGCGCGTTGCCCGAGCCCGTCTGCGTGATTTTCAGCGCGTCGTTTGAGGTGTTGGCCGTGATGGTCTGGTTCGCGGTGAACACGTTGGCCGAGGCCAGCAGCGCGTAGCCAGCAGTCGGCACATAGGCCGCGACCCAGGCGCTGCCGTTGTAGACGCGCGTCTCGCTGGCCGTCGTGTTGAAGTACAGGTCGCCCGTGCTCACCGGGTTGCCGTTGCCGTCGACCGTCGGGTCAGACGCGAGCGGGCCCAGGTACTGAGCGCGGAAGTTGAACAGGGCCGTCGAGGCAGTGCTAGCCGACGTCGACGCATTGGACGCGCTGGTCGACGCACTCGACGCACTAGAGCTCGCCGACGAAGCACTAGACGCAGCAGCTGCGGCAGACGCTGCAGCCGACGCCGTCGAGCCGAAGATCGTGTCGATGTAGTTCTTGGTCGCCCCGTCCTGCGCATTGACCGGGTCACCCATGCCGGTGATGCGGTTGGTGCCCATGGCCAGGGCGCCGGTCATCGTGCCACCCGACAGCGACAGCTTGGCGTTCAGGCCGGTGTCGGTATAGTTCTTGGTGGCAGCATCCTGGGCGTTGGTCGGATCACCCAGGCCAGTGATCTTGCTCGTGCCCATGGCGATCGGGCCCGACATCGTGCCGCCGGTCAGCGACAGCTTGCCGTTAAGCAGCGTGTCGGTGGCCGTTGAGGTGTAGGCGTCGGTGATGCCGTAGCCGGCCAGCGTCGTCGGGTTGGTGCCCGTTGTCACGCGGCCATAGATGTCGACACCGACCGACCGATAGGTGCCGGCACTCACGCCCGTGGTCGCCAGGTCGATCTCGTCGGCACCCACCACGATGCGAGAGCTCGACGCCGACTGCACATTGAGCGTGTTGCCGACCTTGACCATACCGGCGCCGGCAGTGATCTGCCCCGCGCCAGAGAACTGCTCAAACGTCACCGCGGTCACGCCCAGCGTGCCACCAGGCGCCACCGTGCAGACCCAGCCGCTGTTGTCGTTGACGGTGCCGTCCTCGACGAACACGAACGCGCCGACCAGCTCAGCCCAGGTGTCGGCGTCAGCCGCACGCGACCAGGAACCAGCAGCGGCCACGTAGATGCCGTTGTTGGCGGCCGTCGACTGGTCCTTGACCAGCACCCGGTCGCCGGCGATCACGGCCACGCCGTCGATCGTCTGCGTGCCCGACAGCGTGATGTTGCCGGTGGTCGCAGCGCGCACGCTGCCCTTCACGTCCAGGCCCTGCGCCACGCTGTCGACGTAGGCCTTGGTGGCCGCGTCAGCGTCGGCGGTGGGGGTGCCAAGGCCCGTGATCTTGTTGGTGCCCATCGCAATGGCACCCGACATCGTCCCGCCGGCCAGCGCTAGACGCGTGGCGATCTGGCCATCGACGTAGGTCTTGTTGGTCGCGTCGCCGCCAGATGCCGGCGTGCCGAGCCCCGTCACCAGGTTGTTGCCCATGGCGAGGTTGCCGCTCATGGTGCCACCGGCGAGGTTGAGCTTCAGCGCGTCCTGCGTGTCGACGTAGCCCTTGTTGGCCGCGTCGCTAGCGTTGGTCGGGGTCGACAGCCCGGTGATGGTCGCCGAGCTGCCGGCCACCATGTCCAGCGAGCCGTTGATCACTAGGTCGTTGAACGTCGAGGTGCCGCTGGCTGCCGTGATGTTGCCAAGAACTCCACCCAGTGCCGTAATCACACCAGTCACGCCAAGCGTCGAGGCCATAAGCGTGGCGCCCGTGACGCCAAGCGTACCGGCCACCAGCGCGTTGCCCTGCGCATTTAGGGTGCGCGCTGCAGGGACAGTCACCGACGTGGTGTTCATCTGCAGCGTATTGACGCCCAGGATTGAGAACGCGGTCGATCCCGCCCCGACGCGGTAGTAGCCGGTGTTGGTTTCGTTCAGGAACGACAGGCCCGGCCCGGTGACGTTGCCGTCAGCAATGCGGAACGGCGCCAGCATGCCGCCAGCGCCCGTGCGCGACAGCGAGTTGGTCAACTCGTTGGAGATGTCCTCCAGCGTCGAGTTGGCCCAGGCCGCGTCGATTGTGGTGCCAGGCACCACAGGGTTACCAGCGGGAAGGGTGTAAACACCGGAAAGGTTGCGGGGCATGTCGTCGCTCCTCTTACTGATTGCCTCGGAGATAGCGCAGAAGTCGCGCGACCTCACTTCGATCAAGCACGCTGCCTTCCTTGGCAGCCTGATTTTCCAACATCTGGATGAACGCCTGTTCGTTCTGCAGCGCCTCGGCCAGCGCGCGGTCCTTGCGGGCGTCAACCGCGCTGCGGAGGCCGCTTAGCAAGCCGCGCCCGACGGTCGCCGCCGGGCCGCCAACGACGTCTAGGGCAACGTCACCCATGGCGCGCGCGGTGCCGGCCGCGAACTGGTCGCTGGCCGTATTACTGCCGCCGCCCGCCGTGGCCGAGCGCTTCACGCCCTGCACGATGTTCTGCCGGCGCAGGGCATCAAGAACGGACTCCAGCCGCGTGTTGGCGGTCGGGTCTAGCACCAGGTCCTTGCGCGGGCCGCGGGCTGCGTCAAGCGCGCGCCCGAGGCGTGCCTCGGTGATCTTGGGGACGTCGCCAGCTGCGTCTGCCGACACACCTCGCACGCGCCCCGTGGCCGGATCAATAAAGGCCTCGCGCACTTTTCCGGCAGCCTGTGATGCCCGCACTTGATTGGAGTCGCGCGCATAGCTGCCCACGACATCCTGCCAACGGCCGCCGGTGGCGCTGTTTAGGATGTTGTCGACCTCACGCAGCACGCTCATGGTGGCGGGAGACTCCCGCGGCACGGCCTCGTATGCATTGGTCGGCACCAGCGGCGCCTTTTTGGCAAGGTTGGCGCGAATTGTTGCCAAGTGCTCCGGCGTGAAGTCGGGGCCGAGTCTGTCAATCTCGTCAGCCAGCTGCTGCACCATGTTGCGCACGGCCGGGTTGCTGGCCTCAGCCGACCTAGCGGCCTGATCAAGGTTGGCCCGGAACGATGTCAGATCACGCGCAAACGCGGGCTCGTTGATGGAGCCCATTGCCTGGTTGTACAAAACGCTGCGGTTGTTCGATCGCAGTGCGCGCCGTGCTGCAAGATCGTCAGCACCGCGCGTGGCCGCCATGACCTCATCGGCCACTGCCCTCGCCTGATTTTGGTCAAAGTCGTACCAGTTGGCACCGCTGCGGGCCCGGCTGCCGGCCTCAAGGCGCGCAAGCTCGGGGTTGCCCAGCCTGGCCGACACCGACAAGGGAATGCTGCCGCGAGGCGCCTGCGAGGCCTGCGGAGCCTGTTGGCGCACTTGCCGCATAGCCTGCTCGAGCACCGCGCGCCGCTCAGGACTGGTCGCGCCCTGCGGCACGATGGCCTCGGTGACTTCCTGCGCCGCACGCGACTGACCGCGGAAGGGCGTTGCGGCGCCCTTGAGCGCGGCCAGAGACAGCGGCAGGGCACCGCCCAGGGCGCCACCCAAGATCATGCTGTTGGTGCGGTTTTCACCTTCACCGCGAGGCACGATGGCACCGTACCCAGCGCCCGTTGCGGCACCTGCGGCAGTCGTGGCCAGACGACCAGCGCCAGCGGCCAACGGGATGCCGGGAATGGCCAGCGTCGGCACGACTCCACCAGCCACCTGCAGCAAGCCGCCGCCGGTGACGGTGCCGGCTAGCCGCTTGTCGATCTCGCGCTTGCGGGCGACTTCCTGCTCCATGGCGCGCTTTTCAGCGTCGCTGCCGAACATGTCGGTGTAGAGACTCTTGACGCCTGTGCCGAGGTCGGCCATGCCAGCGCCAATGTTGGCCAGGATCTTGTCGCCGGTAGACATGCCGGCCGTCGGGTCAAAGACCGGCTCAGGCGCGACCGTCACAGGCCCGCGAGCCTTGCGCTCGAGCTCGGCCAGGCGCCGCAGCTGCTCCAGTTCTTGACGCTCAGACATCATTGACCTCCAGCACCTTGGCCGAACCTCTCGCGCAGCCGGCGCAGCTCTGCACGCTCGGCGGGCGATAGCTTGTCGTCACCACCAGCGCCGCCGGCGCCAACACGCGGCATCATCGGCAGCACATCCTCCACGCGCAGGCCGTTGCGCTCGGCCATGCTGCGGTAGGCAGCCGCCAAGTCGTTTCGGCGCTGATCGGCGCCTGCAAAAAGCTGCCCGGCAATCGCTTGCATGCTGCTCAACTGCTCAGGCGTCAGCCGCGCGCCGGTCATCAACTGATCCGGCTTTTGGATGAGCCCCTGGAACACGCCGCGGGCGTTGGCAATCAGCGCGTATTCGCTCTCGCGCACCACCGACTCGGGGTCCAGCATCTTGCCGAACGCAAACACGAGCGCGACCTGCTTTGTCGGGTTCTGTTTAATGTCGGGATCGGTCAACAGCGTCATCACTGTTTCAGCGTGACGCACGCCCTCGCCGATCTTGTCGGCCTTCTTGCCGTACTCGTTGCGCAGCGTGGTCGCCCGAGTGAAGTTGCGGTTCTCGTTGGTGTTGCCGGCGATCACGCCTTGCAGTGCTAGGCCTTGCTCTCGAAAATCGTTGGAGATCTGCTGCTGGCGCAGCCTGTCCTGACGATCGCGCTCCTCCCGCTCCTGCCGATCAATCGCGCCCTGCATGGTGGTGGCCTGGCGCTCAAGTGATGCGCGTCGCGCATCACGCGACGCGAACGGATCCTTGATGTACTGGCCATCGGGCGTGAGCATGCCGGCGCCGAGCTTCATCGGTTCAGACGCAGCCGCCGCGCGCTTTAGGAACTGCGCCTGCACAGGCTGGAAGTTCTCGCCGGCGTACTGAGCCGCCAACGCGTTGAGCATGGCCTGCTCGCCCGCCTGGCCCTGCTGCTTGGCGAAGGCCTGCAGCGCTGACGTGTCGACCTCCTGGCCTTCGATCTTGTCGAGCTCGCTGTACACCTTGCCCAGCCGCTGGCGCATGCTCATGGGCAGCGCCTGACCAGGCTGCACGCTGTTGGACAGCGTACCGCCAGGCGACACCAGCGAGCTCATGGCCATCGGCAGCATGGCCCGCTTGCGGCGCTCAACGTCCTCGGAAAAAGTTAGCGGATCCATGATCAGTACCCCGCAAGAGGATCGCGGTCACCGTAGTCCATGACGCCGCTGCCGGTCAGGCCCTGACGCCGGCGGCGCATTTCCTCAAGCGCTTGGCGCTGCTTGGCGTTCATGCCCGCCATGGCGGTGTCCACGCCCTTCTGCTGCTGCCCGGCCATGTAGGCCGTGCCCATCTGGGCAACCGCGTTGGCGATGCCGGGGGCGACGTAGTGCTTGCCCACCATCTGGCCCTGCATCGGCGTCATGGCTTGGCCGCGCAGCGCGTCCACCATGGCCTGGCGGCGACGCAGTTCATCCTGCTCAGGGCGCATCGCGCCCATCTCCAGCAGGTAGTCGAACATCAGGTTGTCGTTCATTGCAGGCCTCCGTAGTTCACCATCAGGTAGCCGTTCGCGTGGCGCTTGACCAGGTCAGGCCGCACGCGCTCCACCTCTTGCGCAATCACACCGCGTTGCGGCATTCCCATCATCGTGTAGTCGTAAATGCCCACGCCAGTCGCATGCGTGCCCACCCGCTTAAGGTTGGACTTCAGGCGACGGTCAGAGAACATGAACGCGGCCGAGCCGAGCTGTGCGCCGGCGCCCAGCAGGTTGCCAAAGCCAGCCTGCTGCGCGTTGTAAGAGCCCAGCGCGGCGTCGTACCCCATCTGCGTGGCGCCCAGGATGTTGGGCGTCTCTGAACGCTGTGCGGCCGCGAACGACGGCATGTTGGGCATGTTGACCTGCTGACCCGACAGCAGCGCGTTCATCTCGTTGAGAGACA